CCCATTAGCTCATAAACCGTAGGCGTGTTAGTAGGAAAATTTAATTCTTCCCAAATAACAGTTCCTTCGGCATCTCTGATATTTGTAATTTTTTCTCGTAATGTTAATTTTTCTGATGTTCTAATTTCTAGGGTTTGATAGTTAGTATATTTATTAGAAATAATTTGTTTATCGCCAGACCTTGAAGAAGCAGAGTTAGTTATAATACCTTTTGCGCTGCAAGGCACTGTTCTATCAAACTGCCATTGTTTTTTTATTGAACCCGTATCTGGATCTTGTATATCAAATTGTTTATATATATCAGCAAACAAAGGCATGATAGAGTCGGCAAGATCATACATTAGATAACAACCATTTGATTGATAACATATGGAAGAAGTAGTTGATCTGCGTATAGATTACCAGTTCCTGAATATGTACCAGAATTATACTCGAACTCCCAGTCAAATGTTTTAATATTTTTAATATATTTATTGCGCCAAATTTTATCTTTTGAAAAATAATCTTTCATTAATTCAATGCATGCAAGATCAATTTCATCTGGAATGTCTTTCCATCCAAATTTGCCTTGAACGCGGTATGTTGATCTTGTATTAAAAGATCCATTCCATGTGTCATTAATTGTTGGGGGAACCATGCCATTTGCTGTATAAACAGTATTATCTAACATGTTAGCTCTATTAACTCTTATCCCAAATCCGCTTTCCGAAATAATTGTATTATAGTTCCAGTTGTTTATTGAATTAATTGTATCTAAAAGGAGTATATCGTTTTGATATAACTTATATAAAGTTGTTATTTTATATGGGAGGGGTAAAACATCAGAGCCTGAGCCATAAGCAATTTGAATATCGTCATATAAAAAGAATTGCTGCTTTGTATATGCCTCAATAAGTTTTCTTGCATACTTCTCAGCATTACATAATTCAGCATATGATTTAGAATTAGGATCTGAATAATCAGACCCCAACCCTAAAGAATCAATTACCTGTGTCATATCCGTATATGGTGTCTGCACAAATACCTTATTATCTTTTTGTGTAGATGTTCCGCCTACTGTATATGTCCAGCTTAATTTTAATTGTCTTTGTCTATCTGTATAGGTTAAAGGAATATATACAATATATGTTCCAGCATCTGCTTCTGATTTGACAGGCGTTAAGGTTGCAAGTATCGTAGCAGGATTAATTGCTGGAGATATTGCTGGATCTTCTGTAATGTCATATAGCCGAACAACTGGAAGGCTATCTGAATCAGTTAGCTGCCCTTGCCAAAACACTTTATGTGTTACTGGTGAATTTGAACCTACTAGAATTTCCATTTAATAAAGGTTAAGCGTAGTACTCCTGAACTTCCTTTGGAGTTGCTAAGCGAAAACCCTCCTCCTTGTCAAAAATTTCTTGAGCGTCTTCTGATGTCATTGCGACAAAAGGATGCTCTTTTGTAAATGTATAGTTAAGAATATCATATCTGTGATTCTCTCTAGTCATTCTGACTAGCATTGTATTTTCTGGCTGAGCATCAGGATTAAATCTTGGAAGAATTTCTTCTGCCTCTTCGCTGAATTCATCTGCCGCCTTCTCAATATCTTTAATAGTCTTTTGATAAACAGACCAAGTTACTCCCTCTTCGGCAAGAGCGGCAACAATATCGGTCTTATTCTTTAATCCATCAGTATCAACTGCAAAGTCCTCTGCAACTTTTCTGAGTTCTGCTACTTTCAATGTCTCGAATGACATATATTCTCCTTTGTTAGGTTCTTCAATTATAGCATTGTTAAATTAAAATGAAAAGCCCCTAAAATTAATTAGGGGCCTTTCGGGCGTTATTTCTTAATTAATTAAGAAGCAACCTTAACGTTCTTTACGACAACCCAAGCATCTGCTTGTTCGATCTGGACGCCAACACGAGTATACATTGTGTATTCGATTGAGTCCTTACGTGGCCAGAAGAAACGGTAAACAGTTACATCACGCTTGACACCAATAACTACGTTATTTGGGAATGACAAGTGGATATCTCCGTGTGAACCTGAAGCTCCTGATTCTGTACCAGTCTGTGTTTCATTAAGAAGTGGGACTTCAACAATCGGAATACCGAATGCGAATGGTGCCACATATCCTGCAGGTCCACCTAGTGGTGCGACTCCGCCACGGATTACGCTTGAAGCGATATCCTGTGGGATTGTCTGGTTTGTTCCAATGCTGTTAGCATATAGGAAATCCTGAATCAAGTTTGATCCAGCAAGGAAGCGAAGGTCTCCACGACGTTGCTTGTACTTACGTGGCATAGCCTTAAGTGCCTTGTTGAATACATCACGAGATACGTTAGCGCCAGCTGCGTCTACGACGCGACCTGATGCCTTTGCCTTCTTTACAACGCCATCAAATGACTTGTAAAGAGCGTCTGAAGAAAGTGATGTGTCACCGTTAAGAATAACATCTTCGATGTCATTTCCTGCCTGTGTTGCCATCAAACGTGCAATATGATCTTCTAGATCTGCACCCTCGATGTTATCTTCTAGAGACTCAGTTGAAAGCTCCCAATCCATGCGAAGCTTCTGTGTTGTTAAAGAGATTTTTGAGAAAGTTACTGCTGCGTTAGCACCAGTGTTGTCACCTTCGGTTGCAAGCTTCATAAGCTTTTCACCAACGGACATACGGTCAATCTCGGCTGTGTCTGACTTCATACGAACTGTACGTGCGACTTTGCCAATTACGGTTGCGTCGAACATATAGTCAAGGAAGCGGGCAGACTGTTCTGGGTTTAGAAGACCACCATTGCCATTTTCAGACGCTGTGTGTACTCCTGAACCACCTGAAGTTGAAGCAAATGTACCTCTAGCTGTTGTGCTAGTTGCAATTGCCTTTTCTAATGTTTCATTGCTCATTTTTATACCTACCTTAGTTAAATATTTCGTTCACGGAACCGAGGAAAGAACCGTTCCATTTGGATTTTTTGATTGTTACTTCTTCTGATCGGCCAAGATCTGAAGACTTCTTAATTGCAGTCTCTGATTCTACTGCGTCGACACGCTTTTGTACACCATCAATCGTGTTCTTGATATCATTTACAGCACCTGAAAGTACTGTGTGTTGTTCTGCCAACTCTGAAATTCTAGCATCTACGCTCTTGCTGAAAGCTTCAACAGTCTCTTGGATTGTTGTTACCTGTACTGCATTTGCTTCAGATGCCTTGTTTAGAGTTTCTGAGAAAAAGCCTTTTAGATCGCCTAACATCTTCGCAAAATCAGGTTCATCAACCTTATCTTCTGATACTTCGGCTGCTTTTTCCAGAGTCTCGGCAGGAACGTCTTCTGCTGCTGCTTCTTCTGCAGGAGCCTCAACTGGAGCTGCATCTTCTGCAACTACTGCTGTATCTTCAACGGCTACTTCAACTGCTGCATCTACTGCAACGTCTTCAGTAACTACGTTTTCTGTATTTTCTGACATTGTATTACCTCCTTCTGCGTTTGCCTGTTTTGCAATTGTTTGTGTTTCAGGCAACGTAAATCTTGAGTGCTTGTATGCATCAAGAATCTTATCAATCTCTTTTGCTTTGTTAACATCTGAACTCTCAACCCAACCAATTAGTTGTGCTGGCTTACCAGATACTGGTGAGTCATATGTCTTCTCTGTTGAGATAAAAACAGAATTACTGTCTTCACAGTAAAAAATATTTTCGGTTACAACATCTACTGCTATACCTTTTGCAATGTATTGTCCATTTACTTTCTGGATAGAAAGAATGTTACATAGCTCATTTGCTGGAGAGTCTACAATTGACAACTCCATCAATTCATAGTCTTTAATAAATCTTACAGTTTTACCTGTAGCTTTATTAACTTCATTATCTGACTCTTTAATCTTCCCGCCGATTGAGAATCCTGAAAGGGTTCCGTCTAGAACTTTCTCCCAGCTATCCTGTGCGCCTTTTGAAATGTATGCTGTTACATAAACGCCGTTATAAAATTCTTTGGTTTTAGGATCATAAAAGGTTTCTGGCTTAAAAGAAACCATTTTGCCAACCGCATTTGATCCATGCATTTCACGGATATTTCCACGAAAGTTTTCAAAAGCTTTTACGCTTGCTTCTGCTGTTACAACATCACTTGTTTGATCAACATTGTCCAAGGTTGCAAATCCAGAAACAGTTCTCTTTTCACGGTTAACTTTAGTGAAAGGAACAGACAAGTTAATGTCATTGCCATGGCTAGTCCATAAAGACTTTTCAATATTCATATGCTTAATTTTAGCGACTTATAGATAAAAAGGCAAATAACAGTTGAGTGGGGTTAGTCAACCTGTCTGCCATCGCCTTTAGCATTTCTTCCCTCACCAGAAATATCTGGGGTAGTTGCTTGGCGATCTTGGGATCTTTGTCTGGTATTTCCAGCCACCGCTGTTTGCTCGGCTTTTGCTGGACCCTTTAATTCAATAACTTGATCTCCACCATCTAGCGGAATCATGCCTTTTCTAATTCGAACTTCATTTGGGGTAATTACCTGCATTCTTAAATATCTTTCATCAATTTTAGACTGAGTATCTTCATCAGTTAAAGTTAATTCATTAAATTTAAGTACTAGTGCATCTGTCTTTTCCTCAAATATTTTATTTATTTTTTTCTCTAAAATCATTTGGGCTGGACGGCAAACTTGCTCTTTAAATGTTTTATCGGCATCTCTTGCCACTGCCAAATTTACGCCTTCTGGAGTTCCAATTTTATTGATGGGCACACGGTGGGCTAATAGTATTTCATCTCTATTTGCTTTACGATAAACATTAAATGAAGATTCCTGTGGATTTGCCTCCACTGGCTCCATCTTAAATTCTGTCTTTGAGTCTGGGGTATCTCCTGGAAGTGGGATATATAGAGATCTGTGATTCTTTCCCTTTAATCCAACCTGGAAAAATTCAAGTAATTTTCTCTCTGATTCTGGAGAAAGCTTGGCCCCCTTTACTGTAATAATATATCTTGGGACCGCCTTATTTTCAAAGTAATCTAAGTTATATCTACCAGATAGTTCATTACCCGCCAAAGAAACCTGAGCGGCAATAATATCTGCAATTCCATAATAGTTATTCATTGGTGTATATTTCTTTAAATGAATGATTTCATTTGGGCGGTCTTCTTGACCAGCAATTGGATTTTCTGTTTCTGTGTCTCCAAAGTTACTAAAGTAAACTGCCTTGCCGTACAGCAATTGAACATAGCCATCTCTTAATCTACGTACACGCATTGTCTTTGCGGGGACGTGACCGATGTATCCAATGTTTCCAGCAGTTGTTCGGCCTATTTCAATATAGCCATTTCCAGTTGCTTCGTAATCTGTAAAAACTTTAATTAAAGTTTGGGTAAATGTATCTTCGTCATTTGTTGTATCAAGCCATGCGTGTATGTCTTGTCGCAACTTGCTTATTTTTCTACGTGCTCTTTCAAGGGATTTATCATCTGAAAGCATATCAAGAGCGTCATTTGTTTTTTTTGTTTCTACAAAATCATAACCAAGCCCAACTATGTTGGAAACTTTTGCATTAATTGCTGCATAGTTATATGTTGATGTTTCATACACTATTGAAAGATATTCGAGGTTATATGGCGGCTCTATCAAATCGAACATAGCATAGCCTGTAATAGCTTGTGCTAGTAGGTTTTGTTGTGTTCCCGTTCCCTCTACGCCAGTAAATGATTTAGAAAACTCTCTGCTAATCTTACGCTTAAATGAAGAACCAAGTCCTCTAACTTTTTTTAATTCATCCACTCCAACTGCAAATGGATCATTGCTTGTCTCATTCTTTTTTAAAGAGAACCAGTCTGCTGTGTTTGAAATATTAATTATGTTTTCAGAACTTTCATCATCAATAAATTCTACGCTCATCTCATACCCCTTAATTTTTTCATATCGTCTTTATAGCTTCCAATATCTAACGGGTCTGGTACTAATCCCCAGTCGAGTCTTTGTTTTTGGTGTTCAAATTCTTCATCGTCAATTTTCCTTCTAGCGGAAAGAAATTTAGGCCCGCCCTCATATATGCCGAATGAGCGAACTTCTCTAGCCAAAGCATCGATTCTGGATCTATTTCCTTTTTTGGACGTGACTGAAAGAAAGTTCCCATCATCATCCCCAATCCATCTGCCATCTGGCATCTCCCAAACATATATTCCGAGAGTAGACTCTTCCGCAAGTACCTTGGTGTTTATACGATTAATGTCCATAGTAATTTATTTTACCATTATTTCCTACACAAGTCCAGCTTTTTGTCAACAAATGTGACAAAATTAAATAGTTTGTATCACTACCCAGTCACTATTGTATACTCTTGGAGCAGAATCTGTCAAAGTAAAGGACGTATCTGAAACATAGGCATTTGGACGGGCAATGTAAGAAGTGTAATGATCTAAAGCTAATGTCCCTGACATTGCATAATTGTAAATAGCAATATTTTTATACAGGCTTGAAGGTCCCCCTGCGCTTGAATAATTAAACTTTAATACGCCTGATGCAGGTTGTGTTAAAACTAATACAATATGATGCAAGTTATCTGCTAGCAATACATTTGATATATTTGTCTGACTTGTCCGATCTACTCCATTTACGTATATCTTTGATATATTGGTCTTTGTTATGGTCCCGCCCGTTGTCCAAGAATATCTAGAAGCCGTGTAAGAGCCATCTGAGGCCACATCAAACAAGGTGTTAGCCGTAAGGTCAGAAGGTGTAAAAAACATCTCTATGGTGCTTACAGAGTCTTTTAAGGGTATATTAAAACCTGCTCCTGCTTTTGTCTGTAGCCCATTATTCTTATGTCTTAAAAGTGGCGGGTAATTAAATGATCCCAATGAATAATCAGATGTTGATGTTGCATAATACCCTGAATTTTCTGAGTATACATCAATTGATTTATAAAAGTCTAATTTAACTGAAGACAACTTGGGAAGGTATTTAGAAGCATCTGTTGTAGACATAGTAATTTTAAGAAATATAACGTTAGATGTTGCTACTGCCGATTTATTATAATTAGGCAAAGCTTTTCCATTTTCACATTCGGTGTATGTTATTCCATCTGTACTCGATTGTACTGTTACTCCTTTATCCGCCTTCCAATATACTTTAGATGTTGTAGCCCCTAAGTCAACTGGTATATTTATAATATCATTAATTTCAACAGATTTTGCTGTAACCGTATCTGTTTTATAAAATGTAAGTGCTTGGTTAGCCTTATCAAAATAAACATCATCATTAGTATATGTATTTAAATTGTTTAAAACATATCTTTGGACAGGCTTTAGGAATTCATCATTTAGTCCAAATAACTTACCGCCATCTGTTCTAATAAATTGAATAGGGTTAACGTGGAATGTTCCAGAAATAAAGTGTGATCTAATTATTTCTGAAGATAAGGCCTCACGATATATGGCTGGTGCATCAACTATAAAATAGTCACTTGCAGTACATGGGCCAATAGAAAGGGCAAGGGCTGTATTTGTAAACTTAAATCCAGTAATTGATTTTGTTGCAACATTATATCCATCTACATATAGAGACATACTAGATTGAGAGTATGTAGCTACAATATGCATTACTTTATTAGTATTGTTTAATGTGTAGTATAACTCATTGCCTTCAAGTTTAAATATTAATGAGCCTGCTTCATAGTATATTCCAATTCCCGCCGTGTTGTCTGCCATTAAAATTGTTCTAGATGTGCTGATAATTTTAGGATATGCCCAGACCTCTAATGAGAAGTTATTCTGTGAAGTATACTTATTAGCAAATCCGCCACTTACTGTTGAGCCATAATAGTCTTTAGTTGTAGATAATGTAATTGATTTAGTTGAATTTATTAAATTTCCTGATGTACCGCCAGGAATTAACGGAAGTATATTTGATTGAAGTCCACCAACATATGTGCCTGTGTTGCCGCATCCAGAAATGTCTATCGCTGAGGTACCCGAAGATTCATCTAAAGGCAGCAGCACGATAGGATGATCTTTAATTACTTTAAGTTGGTAGCTCATATTATTATTATATACTATCCTCTATCTGGCTTTACATCCCAAGTAGCATAATGTTCTTTCCAGTTATCCGTCCCGTAAAAATCCATCTGCGATGAGATGAAGTCATCGCCTTCTGGTAATCTTTTTTGAGTCCGTGTTCCAGAAATTCCATACCATCTAACAAGGGGGGAACTACAAGTATCACAGGTATAACCTGGATCTTCTTCTTTAATACTTCTAAAATGAGTATACTGAACTTTACACTCTTGGCATTCATATTGATATGATGGCATGTTAACTCTTTTCTATGATGCCTTAATTATAGCAAATTGTGCTAGTAATTACTATAACGTAATTGTTCCTGTTCCTGCCGTAAACCGATAAACGGTATGTGCTGCACGACTAGAAGTATCTCTTGTAAATGTTAGTGTTCCTGGAATATTTGCAGCAGTATGTGTTCCTGGAACTGCAAAAATTACAACTCCCGAGCCACCATTTCCTCCATTGCCGCCTGAAGCTCCGCCGCCTCCGCCGCCTGAACCTGTATTAGTTGAACCTGCAGAACCAGACGAATTGGACCCATTTCCGCCAATTCCACTACCGCCTGAACCGCCTGAACCACTATTCTGTGCAGCACCGCCGCCTCCTGCTGCATAGAATAATGATGTTCCTGTTA